AGCCGACACAACCGATGCGACCAATAAGATAACCGCTACGGCAACCAAGCCTGGGGCGGTTATCTCGATCAAGGTCAATGATGCTGCCCACGAAAACGGCGCAGCGGCTACCTGGGAGCTTGGCGAAAATACGGTTGAGATCGCTGTCACTTATGGCACTACAACCAAGACCTACACGGCAATAGTGACGAAGGCTTAGGGGTGATAGGCCATGGATACAGCAACTGTACTAGAGTTAGTCAAGGCCCGTATCGGGCTAACATCGGCGGTTAGGGACACTTACCTGGCCGCCATCATTGACGGGATAATCAAAGAGCTAACGGACGAAAAGGGGTTGGTGCTAGACGGCGCCAGCCCCTATCACCTCATGTTCGTTGTCGATTTCGCCACTTGGCGATACCAAAACAGGGACACCATGGAGGCCATGCCGAGACACCTGCAGTTTAGGCTCCACAACCTGATGATCCACGCCGGGGGTGGTGCCAGTGACGTTTGACCACGAGTTGATCCTGATTGGCACGGAGCCGGGTGAGAATGAGCTAGGCGATCCGATACTGGTGCCAGTCAGGCGCCCTGTATTGTGTGACGTGCTGTCTGTGACCAGGGGCGAGCACTACCAGGCCGCGGCGCATGGGCTCAAGCCGGAGATCGTGTTTGTGGTTAATCGCTACGAATACCAGGGCGAGAAAGAGGTCGAGTTTGAGGAGCGCGAGTACCGGGTAATGCGAACCTACCTGCCCCGGCGCTCTAAGGGTATCGGGGATTTTGAAACCATCGAGCTAGTCTGTGAGGGGGTGATCCACGGTGGCAATGCCTAAGAGCGTAACCAAGATCAAAAAGGGTGGCGTCGAATACGTCTCTAACGTAGAGCAGGCCCAGTACACTATTACCGAGCTATCCAGGGCCGCCCTCAGAGACACCGCCAAACTACTCCGGCGGCGCATTAAAGACAATGCCCCTGAGGACACCGGCAACCTAAAGCGTAACGTGGGGTCGTGGGTTCGCAAGTCAGAGGACGGCGATGTGCCCTATCTGCAAGTTGGAGTATACGACAGAGAACGGGCAGAGAAAAAGGGCCTGAAACACGCTTTCTATGCGACTTGGCAGGAGCTAGGAAACAGCAGGCACCCGGCAGCTAATGGTGGGCGTGGATTTATCCGGCCTGCCGTAATGGATAGCATCGACGACATTAGGCGTATCCAGGGCAAGTACCTCTCGGCCATCGAGGATGAGAACAAGGCTTTGGGTCTGATCGACGAGGAGGAGGAGATCGCCGATGATTGAGTTCAGGCGAGCGCTCCATCCCCACCTAAGGTCCATCCACCCTAGGGCCTATTTTCAACGAGCTCCAGACACGGCTAAGTTTCCGTACCTGGTGTACCGGATGGAGATCCGGGACGATGGGGAGGCCTTCCACTTAATCACTTTAGATATCGATGGCTGGGATAGACCCGAGACCGGAGACACAACCGAATTGGAGAGCCTCATGGTCGTAGTCAATGCCGGCATGAACAAAGTGACACTGACCACAGATAGCCTGGTGGTCAGTTTTTATTTGGAGAACAAACTGGCTCTGCTAGATGACGACCCGAAGATCCACCGGCGTCGATACACCTACCAGGGCCGCATGTTTGAAAGGGGAGTATAAAATGGCTCTGACACAGCAACAGGTAGAAAACATTCAGATCGATCATGGTCTGGTATTTGTCAACTATGGCGAGACCGACCAGAAACAGCTAGGCCCCACTAGGGGTGGCGGCGAGTTTGTCGTAACCAAGAATATCCGGGACATCGAGTTTGACGGGCGCAAAGGCAAAACCAAGGGGATCCAGGTCGTTGATAGCATTGACGCACAGTTGACAGTCAACCACCTAGACGCAAGCTTGGAAACGCTGCAGTTGGCTATGCCATACGCCAAGCTGGACGAGCTGGGCAAGAAAATCAGTTGTGGCGCCGATGCTCTGGGGGTTATCCCCGATGGCGCGTATCTTAAGAATGTGACTATGTTCGCCAAAGTGATCGGCGGCAGCTATAAGAAAATCACTCTGCATAACGCAATGAGCGAGGCAGATTTCACGCTGACAGCTGCGCCAAAAGGGGAAGGCGAGATGCCCCTTGAGGTATACGCTCATTGGGACGCCTATGACGATACAGCGCCACTCTACGAGATCGAGGACATAGAGGCAATCGAGGATCCGCCAACGGTGCCGTAAGAGCGGCTAGACAGTGACTACTCGGGCAGGGGCAACCCTGCCTTTTCATTTGAGGAGGGGTAAGATGATCACTCTGAAGCAAGGCATGCAGTTGTCTGCTATCGTCGATAAGCTAGAGCTTAAGCCCAAGTTTAGCGAAATGGACGCCAAGGGAAACCGAGTGCCAGTCTCACAGGAAGCGATGGGGACGGACCTGGTCGTGCAGGCGCTATCTAAGGCGCATAGGGCAGAGAAAGAAATCTATGCTTTTGTGGCCGAGGTTAAGGGCTGTAGCCCCAAGGAAGCCCAGGATGTCAATCTCTTTGAGTTCATCCGGGAGATCGTACAAAACGCAGAGATGCGGGATTTTTTCTCCGCTACGGCGGAATCCCAGGCCCAGAACTAACATGGTTGCTCTCCAAGACCTA